GTTAAAGCCCAAGACCTAGTCAAGAAAATTTCCATAAAATCCTATGATGAATAATTGGTGGCCCGTATCAGACGAAGAATGGGAACGTCTTAATTATCCTGAGAAATTTCATCCTATGAAATAAGTGTAACAGGAAAACAACAAAGGGGGCTTGATAGTCCCCTTTTTTTATTGTAGAATAGAATTTTAGGAGAATTTATGCAAATCAAAGTATTTAATTGTCCGGATAAAAACTTTAAACCTTATGTTGAAGAGGCGGCTAAATTTTATGCAAACGAATTGATTGAAAATAAAAGAATCTTAAAAAACTGTTTTACTAAAATCCGTTTTGATGCTAAATTAGATAACTATGGTGTCGCTGGTGTTGAAGAATACAATACTAAGAATCAGCCTAGAGAGTTTTTAATTGAATTACATCCTGGTATTGGTGCTAGAAATATACTGTCCACTTTGGCTCACGAAATGGTACACGTTAAACAATATTTGAATGGTGAATTGAATGAAGAAATGACATTGTGGAAAGGTAAGAAAGTAGATTCCGATAATATGGATTATTGGATACATCCATGGGAGATTGAAGCTCATGGTGTTGAACAAGGTCTAATTTACAAGTTTATTACCATCAATCATTTGTGGGATGTATTTGAAGATTTTAAAGATCCTGCCACTCCTATAGTTTCTAGACCAATTAAATGGAAATAATATGTAGGTGTGACCCGAAAGGCTAGGGAGCAGATTGCAAATCTGTTACATGCAGGTTCGACTCCTGTCACCTACTCCAGAATAGTTGACTAAACTGCTTGAGAACTAAAGTATTACATTTGCCATTTGATCCAATTGTGTTATACTAGAGTTTCTTTAGTAGATAAGGAAACAAAAAGATGGAATGTAAAAAGTGTAGATTTTGGCATTGGCCTAATAATTACAGAAAGCATCCAAATGCTCCATGTAATCCGAATTATGTTCCGTTGAAAGAGTAAGAAAAAGGAGTGTTGTCATCGTACAACACTCCAGTTGACAAAAAGATTTAATTGTGATACAATTGAACCTGTTCTTTAAAAATTTGAGGTAGTTTTGCTCGGTTCATCTAGAGGCCTAGGATAGTGCCCTTTCACGGCATTCACACCGGTTCGAATCCGGTACCGAGCACCATACTAAAACACATTGGGTTACCAACTCCAGTAGGTGACTGGCAGAGCATCCTCAGCAGCCGTGCTGACTCTGGCCATAATCACAAGAAGCCTTCCGATGGTGCTGGATTAAGTTGAAGTGTAATGTGGACAATGCCTTATCGGTGGACGGCACCGTGAGAAGACCCTGGTGGTAACGGCATTGACATCCTAATGTGTTTTAGTATGGTAGAGGTTATAAACAAGTCATTTAGTAAAGAGAGTAATAGGCGACCTCTCCTACCATAGTCATTTATTTTGCTGATGTAAGCCATGGGGTAAACGTCAACCCTGAGTAACTATATTAATAAACGGTAGTGTGGCCACCAATTCCGTTGAAGTATAGCAAATAGTACATCAGCAAAATAAATGATATTGTTTCTATATGGTCCCATAGTATAGCCTGGTTATTACAGCGGCTTGTCACGCCGTCAACAGGGGTTCGAATCCCCTTGGGACCGCCAGATTTTGTGGCATTTGAGTAAGTAGTTATTGGCGATCTTGCTCTCTGTAAGTCCAATCTAATATTCCGCAGTAGCTCAGTCGGTAGAGTAAATGACTGTTAATCATTTGGTCGGTGGTTCGAGCCCACCCTGTGGAGCCAATATAAATACTATGACTTATAGTTTATGAGTATAATAAAGACTTTTTGATTGATTATATAACAAAGGAATAATATGTACACACCATTGAAAGATAAAATTATCGTAGAGCGTATTCAACCGCTTAGAGAAACCGCTTCAGGTATCATTTTAAAATCAGCAGTAGAACCGGATAGAGCAAAAGTAATTGCTATTGGTCCTGATGTTGATGAGGTATCAATTGGCGAAGAATGTTTGGTCAATTGGAATGCCGCAATAAAAATTAAAGATGAAATATATAGTATTCGGATTGAACATGTAGTTATGGCTTATGTTCCTGAATAAGTAAAAGTGATGCGAGTATGATGTAATGGTAACCTGAAACCTTGCCAAGGTTTATATGAGAGTTCGATTCTCTCTACTCGCTCCAGATACCATGCGGATTTAGTTTAGTGGTAAAACTAGAGATTTCCAATCTTTTGTCAACAGTTCGATTCTGTTAGTCCGCTCCACAAATTTGCGGTCTGTCTAGGACAGGTTAAGGTACCCCCTTAATAGTTCGGTGCAATTCCGAAGGACCGCTCCAGTCACAATTCTTACATATTTTGTTCGTATATATACTAATAACTACCTCAAATTTTTAGGTGAATTATAATGTCAAAAGTCTTGTTTCTTCTCAAACGCAGAGAAGATTATAATAGTATATTACATCAGTACATAGGCCTTAGTACAGGTCTCTATAACTCAGCCAAATTTATGGATGATATGTTATCCAAAGCTGAGGTTGATTCAAAATTAGTTGTATGTACCGATAATAATGACATTGACCGTGAAGTTACATTATATAAACCTACTCATGTTATCATAGAAGCATTATGGGTTACTCCTACTAAATTCTTTATACTACAAAAATTACATCCAAAAGTAAAATGGATTATCAGATTACATTCTGAAATGCCTTTTATGGCTGGTGAAGGTATAGCAATGAATTGGATTAATAGTTATCTTACATATGATAATGTAATTGTTGCTTGTAATGCTCCAAGAATGATGTATGATGTTTCAACAATAATCGCAGAAAAAAACAATAAATTAATTTACTTACCAAATTATTATCCACAGGAATATAACAAAAAAGTATTTGGTGATAAATCAGAATTTGTTGATGTTGGATGTTTTGGTGCAATTAGACCACTTAAGAATCATCTAAGCCAAGCCGTAGCCGCATTAGAGTTTGCCAAAAGAATTAATAAAAAATTAAGATTTCATGTCAATGCAGGTCGTATTGAGATGAATGGAGGACCTGCCATACATAATCTTAAACATTTATTTGAACATCTACATTATAGCGGTCACAATTTAATTAATCACACATGGTGTCCAAGAGAAGATTTTCTAAAGATTTGTGCACAGATGGATGTTGGTATGCAATGTAACTTTAGTGAAACGTTTAATATTGTTGGTGCTGATTTGGTATCACAAGGTGTTCCGTTTGTTAGTTCAAAAGAAATACCCTGGAGTGCAGATATATTTAATGCCGATCCAACAGATACTAAAGATATGGCAGATAAATTAGAATTGGCCTACAAATGGCCTCGCCTAAATAATATGATAAATAAAAATTTATTGACTAGATATACAAATAAAACTAGAAAAATCTGGTTGAATTATTTAAAATAAGGAATTAAAATGTCACACCACCTAAAAAGACATAAATGGGTTGATGGTATGTTACAATCCTTTGCATTTTCATTTGAAACATTTGAAGAAGCAAAGGCCTTTGCAGACAATACAGATCCTAGCGAAGCACACACTGTAAAAGTGTATGATGATCGAGGACAACTCGTACATGAAGTTGCACCACAAGTAGTAGTTACCTACGCATAATGTAAATTTTCTTGGTTGAGTTAGTTATGATAAACAAAATAACTAACTCAGATGCGTTTCACAAAAAATATACTAGAACAATTAGAAAATGTGCAAAGTATAGGAAAGTTTTTCTTATACGTTTTTTTATTTGGCTTAGCCATTTCAATTGGAGTTATCACTCTAATCTGGTGGGGCCTCAAAAGTAGGTTTCTTTGATCTCTCGATGTAATTCAGAATTTCTCTTTTACGGAGTTCTTGTAAGGCATATTGATTCGTATGGTCTTTAAGACCAGGAAATCTTTTTTCTGCATCATAAGCAATGAATGCCATCATACAACCTATAAAAAATAATATCACAAGAAAAAATACACCAAAGTAAGCATCTGCTCGGAGACTTGCCATAAATCTGGATTTTCTAGCCGCATCAGCTGCTTCCATTCTCATTTTTTTGGCAATAAGAACTTTTTCTTGTTCACCAAGTTCTTCCATCATTTTATTAACATCAGACCATAAAGCACCAAGTTCTTTTGGACTTTGATAAACAACCAATTCACGTAAATCTACACTCATTTGTTCTAATTTCTTTTTCATTAGAACACGCTGCAAGGCTCTTTTACCTAGGCTGGCATCACCTTGATATATGTGTGTTTTAGCATGTTTTTCTTCTTCTTCTAAAACAGTCTTACATTTATGGAAAGCATCAAAGAATTCACCAAGTCTCTCACCAATTTCGGCATAAACATCATCAGTTTCTCCGCCTTTTTTATTGAGTTCAATTATTTCATTTTTCTTTTCTTGTAAAGCCTTCTTTTGTTCAAAAGATGCTGGTTTGTCTTTGTGTGCTTCATGAAATTGCTCGTCAAGATCCTTGAGGACGCCTTTAACGTCCCCAGCCGCACCTTTAATATCTTTGTAGAGTTGGCAACCTTTTTTAACAGCAGCTACAGCCGCATTTGCCATTGCAAATAGTGTAATTGGATCCACGGTTCTATATGATTTTTGTTATTTTCACCTACAATAAAATGATAGTAAATTTAACAGGAACTGCTTGACAGTTCAGACGAAATCATATATAATATATTATTATTTATCTATTGGAGTTATTATGACAATTCAAATATTAAAATTAATTACAGGCGAAGAGGTACTAGGTGATTCGGAGATACTTTCAGGAAAATGGTATGTCACAAATCCTGTAGCCATTCAGATTGTACGTGGTAAAGATGGCGGTCCTAACGTAGGATTAGCACCATTCCCGTTACATGCACCACAAGTCAAAGATACTAAGATTGCCATACCAGTGTCGAGTGTAGTATACTCTTATGTACCTGCTGAAGATTTTATTAATAATTATAATCAAATCTTTGGTGCTGGTATCGTTCTTCCTAAAACTCCACAAATCATCACAGGTTAATGTCAACTTTCTACACAAATGTTCAATCTAGTGGCAATCATATTCTTTATCGTGGTATCAAAAACGGTAAAAGAATACAGGCCAAAGTAGATTACGAACCATGTCTCTATACTCCCACAAACAAACCAACTCCGTTCAAGAACCTAGAAGGTGAATTTCTTACTCAAAAAAGATTTGATAACATCTTTGATGCAAGAGATTACCTAAAAAGGTTTGAAGATGTAGGTGGTTCTAAAGTGTATGGTCAAAATCGTTTTGAGTATGCATACATTGCTGAACAACATCAAGGCATGGTCGATTATGATTATGAAAAGGTATCTGTAGCCTTTATTGATATTGAGGTTGGATCTGAAAATGGTTTCCCAGATCCATATGAAGCCAATGAACCTATCACAGCCATTTGTATTACATTCTTAAATGGCATGACATATGTTTTTGGTTGTGGTGAATATACCAATTCTGATGATAATGTTACTTATGTTAAATGTAAAGATGAATGGTCTCTATGTAAAAAGTTTTTGATGGTTTGGCAAGCAAATTGTCCAGATGTATTAACTGGCTGGAATACAGAGTTCTTTGATATACCATACATCATCAATCGTTTCAATAAGATACTTGGTGATACTGAAACAAAGAAGTTATCTCCATGGAATTACATTGCTGAACGAAAAGTAATCAACATGGGCCGTGAAATGGTTCATTATTTGATTACTGGCGTAGCTTGTTTAGATTATATTGAATTATACAAATGGTATGCTCCTGGTGGAAAGTCACAAGAGTCTTATAAACTAGATGCTATTGCTAATGTAGAACTCGGTGAACGTAAACTATCATATGATGAGTATGATAACCTACACGCTTTGTATCGTTTGAATTATCAAAAATTCATTGAGTATAACATCAAAGACGTACAATTGGTAATGCGCCTTGAAGATAAACTCAAATTAATTGAGATGGCGGTAACTTTGGCTTATGATACAAAGTCCAATATGGATGATGTGTTTGCTCAGACTCGTATGTGGGATGCCATGACAAATGCCTATCTTGGCGAGAAAGGTATTATTGTACCACCAAGACGTATTAGTAAAAAGACTGAGGCATTTGAAGGTGCTTATGTTAAAGATCCACAAGTTGGTCTACACCATTATGTTGCCAGCTTTGACTTAAATTCACTTTACCCCCACCTTATGATGCAGTATTCCATTTCACCAGAAAATCTTGTGGAAAGAAGTTATATTTCTGAAAGAAAACAAAAACTAATTGAGGAGTTAAAGTTGAGAAATACTAAGCTAGTCGAATCCGAGCAAGGGGACAAGAATGTTTAGTGATGTAAAGGAATTAACAACCGAAGAACTTCAAAAAGAACTTCAGGCCATAGAATTGTTTGAACAAGAAATTGGTAAAGTCAACGTTAATAATATGTTGAATAAATCTATTGATACCTCATTTCTCGTTCCAATGAAATGCACACTCACCCCCAACGGCCAATTATTTCGTACAGATAAGATTGGTTTCTTTCCACAG